ATCAAGCACAGTCTGTTAATCTATTCTTTAGACCAGATAGCAATATTAAATATATTCATGCTGTTCACTTTCAAGCGTGGAAACAAGGCCTAAAGACATTATATTATTGCCGCAGTGAAAAGATTGGCAAAGCAGATAAGATATCAAAGAAAATAGAGCGACAAGTCATGGAAGAGATTGACTTGAAAGCATTAGCAACCGAAGACGTTTGTCTAGCATGCGAAGGATAAAAATGAAAAAAGTAATAAGATTTACAGCATCATGGTGCCAGCCATGTAAAATGTTGGCAAATATAATTGAGGAAATTGATACCAATATTCCCATTGAAGTTGTTGATATTGACGCCCACCAAGATGTTGCGATTGAATTTGGTATCCGAGGAGTTCCCACACTTGTTAAAATTGACGAAAATGGAAATGTTATGGGCAGATTAGTTGGGTTAAACACAAAAAATTTAATAGAAGAGTTTATCAATGATTAAAAAACTAAAATCGAATCTTGCAGATACACGAGATTCCTTTAAGCCATTTAACTATCCCTGGGCATATGATGCCTGGTTGAAGCATGAACAAAGCCATTGGATGCACACAGAAGTACCAATGGTAGAAGATGTTAAAGATTGGAAAAAGAAGCTAAGTGCAGAAGAAAAACAGTTCTTAACACACATCTTTAGATTCTTTACTCAGGGCGATATTGACGTTGCCGGCGGATATGTCAATAACTACTTGCCATATTTCCCGCAACCCGAAGTGCGCATGATGCTATTGGGATTTGCAGCAAGAGAAGCGCTACACATTGCGGCATATTCTCATTTGATTGAGACATTGGGCCTGCCTGAAACAATGTACAATGAGTTCTTGGCATATGAGGAAATGAAAGCCAAGCATGATTATGTTTTAAATATATCACGACAAAATACCACAAAAGAAAACACAGCAAAACATATTGCTATCTTCTCAGCATTTACAGAAGGCATGCAATTGTTTAGTTCTTTTATCATGTTATTAAATTTCCCTCGTCATGGTAAAATGAAGGGCATGGGACAAATTGTTACTTGGTCTATTGTGGATGAGACTCAGCACTGCGAAGGCATGATTAAACTATTCAGAACATATATACAAGAGAATAATGAGATTTGGAACGATGATCTAAAAGGGCAGTTATATACTATTGCTGAACAAATGGTTATGCTTGAAGATAGATTTATTGATTTGGCATTTGCTATGGGTGCCATGGAGAATTTGTCATCGGCTGATGTCAAACAGTATATTCGGTATATTACTGATCGTAGACTTATCAGTCTTGGGCTTAAGGGTATTATGAAAGTTAAAAAGAATCCACTACCTTGGGTTGAGGAAATGATTAACGCACCTATTCACACAAACTTCTTTGAGAACCGAGCAACCGATTATGCAAAGGCAGCACAGACTGGTTCTTGGGAAGATGTTTGGGCAAAGCAATAATGAAAACATTTAAAGAACTAACCGAACCTAGGTATTATGCCAATGGTGCTTTAATATCAGCAAAATTGCCGCCAGCTTATGAAAAAGCAAAGGGTGAAAAGAATTGTGCCAACTGCGGTGCCTATGCACCTGGCACAAAATATTGTAAAACTTGGGATGCCAAGGTGCGTCCAGAATATTATTGTAAAAAATGGGTGAAGATAGAAAAATAACTTTTGTTGAAAGACGAAGAGAGATCTGCAACAAGTGTAAACACCTTACTACCATTATTGGTGCTAAGGTTTGCAATTCTTGTGGTTGTTCTATATGGGGCAAGACCATGATACCTATTGCAAAATGCCCTGAAGGAAAATGGAATGCCGAATAAATTTGATTATGCACATATGCAAGCAGCAGAAAGTTATGCTGCTCTATCATCAGCTAAACGATTGCAGGTCGGTGCTGTTGTTGAGAAAGACAATAGAATTATATCTATTGGATACAACGGCACTCCTGCTGGCTGGGATAATACGTGTGAGGATACAGTTGAAGAGCATTCTACATATGTAATTGATATGGGTGGGCCTGAGTATCCTATGATTACTACCCATACAAAAACAAAGCCTGAAGTTATTCATGCAGAAATGAATGCAATTGGCAAGTTGGCTAAATCAAATGAGTCAGGCGCAGGTGCTGCAATGTATATTACTCATGCGCCTTGTTTTGATTGTGCAAAGCTTATACATATAGCAGGGATTAAAAAAGTGTTTTATCGCAATCAGTATAGAAGCGATGAAGGTATAAAATTTTTAAATAAGTGTAACATTGAAGTGGAGAAAATATGAGTGCAAATAAAAAAATTGGAATTACGTGTTCTACGTTTGATCTGTTCCATGCAGGTCATGTGATTATGTTGGAGGAAGCAAAGCGTCAATGCGATTATCTAATTGCTGCGATTCAGGTTGATCCTACAATAGATAGAAAATCTAAAAACAGACCTGTGCAGTCGATCATTGAAAGACAGATTCAGGTATCAGCATGCAAGCATGTGGATGAGATTATTGTTTATTCTACAGAAAAAGAGCTTGAGGATATCTTTATGGCCTTGCCCATCGATGTTCGCATCTTGGGTGAAGAATATAAAGATACAGAATATACAGGCAAAGAAATTTGCATGAAAAGAGGAATAGAATTGCATTTCAATAAACGAGATCATTTCTTTAGTTCATCTGACTTGCGTCAACGAGTGTTTGATGTAGAAACAAAAAAGAGAGGATTAACATGGCAAGAAAACAACATCACGAATGTGTCGAATGTGATGCCGTCTTCAAGATAAATTTTGATCTTGACGAGGAATACTACAAGGTAGGATTCTGTGCATTCTGCGGGTCATCTATGGATGAAGATCAACAGGATGAGTACGAAGACGAAGACCTGTCCTAAGTGTGGCACAGAACATACCAAACCCGGTAAGTTCTGTTCCCGCGCCTGTGCCAATTCCAGACAATGGAATGCGGAACAAAAGAAAGTCTTTTCAGAAAAGCAAGCTGCATACATGGCACGCGATGAATCTGAAGAGCATAGATACAAAAAATCTATACAAACTCAAATGCTACAACGAGCTGGCATCATGGGTACCGGTGAACTAGCTGAAGACGCCGAGGATATAATGACAAACCCCGACGACTATTTCTTTGTGCCTCCAAGGGATGAGGGTGATAACTTTTCTGATGGAAACGACTATTGGGAAACCGTATAAATACTAATTTAATATTGGTATTTAGATGTGGCTATATAAAGATAAACCCTTAGAGACTGTTCCAGAAGAAGCGTATGGTTATGTGTACTTGATTACTAATACTGTCACGAATCGCAAGTATATAGGTAAAAAGTTGTTTTGGTTCCGTAGAACAAAGGTAGTTAAGGGCAAGAAGAAAAGATTAAAGGTAGAGTCAGATTGGAGAGATTATTGGTCTTCATCTGATGAAGTTAAAGCTGATGTGGAAACACACGGTGCAGATAGTTTTATCAGAGAGATACTGCACATATGCCCTAACAAGGGATTGTGTAATTATTTAGAAGCAAGAGAACAAATGGATAGACGAGTTTTAGAAACAGAAGATTACTACAATGGGCAAGTGCAATGCCGTGTACATAAAACTCATATAAAGAACTTAAAGGTATAAGATGCCAATAGTAATATCAGGTACAACATTTTTAGGCGGAACAACCATACAGGGTATTACTGCACCATCAAACAATGGTAGCTTAGGATTCAACGGTACAAACCAATATTTAAATACTCCTTCAACATCTGCGTTTGCTTTTGGAACAAACGATTTTACTATTGAGACTTGGATATATCCTAATAGTCTTTCTGGTCGTTTGTGGTTTTTTAGTTCTGATCGTGATAATGTAGATCTTAATGGTAATGGAGGTATTTACTACTTTGGGGAAGGCGGTGTACGCAATAGCGCAACCAATACAGTAATAACTGTAGGAACTTGGCATCATATTGCATTAGTAAGATCCAGCGGAACTCTTACACTTTATGTCAACGGAGTTTCTGTAATGTCCCAAAGTGGCATAGGATATAATAGTACAGCAAATAGATCAATTGATATTGCATATAGTGCGGCTCAAGGTAATGGTTATTTTAATGGTCGTATGAGCAATTTTAGAATTGTTAGCGGCACAGCACTTTATATTGGTTCAACAATTACTGTGCCTACTGCGGCTTTACCTGTAATTGGCGGTACTCAACTATTATTAAATACAACCAACGACGCTAACTTCTTAAAAGATAGTTCAACTAACAACTTTACAATTACTAATAATGGTAGTGTAACAAGTTCATCATTGAACCCATTCTAAAGGTAACAAATGCAATTATTAAATGGTTTACAAATTATAGACGGAATGCGAATTATCACTACCCCTCTGCCGGTACTCCCAGTATTAGACTTAGATGCAGCATACTACGCATCAGTACCTACAAATGGAAGCACAATAGTTGGCACAGGTGCATACGCTATTAACGTGGCCAATCCAGGCAATAACATTAGTTGGAATAGTGCTAATGGCGGTGTGTTTAGAGTAACTACTGCAAGCAGCGCAAACTTCTTGGCATTTGGCCCAGATTACAGCAGTGGCACGCAGGCTTATACAGTAGGCATGGCATACAAATGGAACGGAACCACACCGGGTAGATTGCTCAATGCCAATTCAGCCTCACCGGATTTCCTAATGGGACTATGGGGTTCAGGTAGCACTCGTATGAATATTGCATTCTCTGAAGGGTTTGTTGGCCCAACTGATACTATAGCAGATACAAATTGGCATTTCATATGGTTTACTTCTACCGGAACAGCAGGCGCTGAAAAATCTAAGAATTATGTAGCTACCGGCGCAGCGCCATCCACAACAACTGGTACTGATAACTTTAACAGTGGCTTCAATGGATTAAGATTGTTTAACAAATATGATGGATCTGAAGAAGTAGATGCCGATGTTGGATTTATTAAAGTATGGGATAAAGAATTATCTCTAGCACAAATACAAGCAGAACATGCTAAGTATAAAACAAGATTTGGATATTGATTTAAGGAAACACAAATGATAATATCTGGCGTAGAAATATCATCCGCACCCGGCATGCGGACACAAGTTGCTCGTAGTTCATTTGATATAAGATTCACGGCTTGGACATGGGGTGTTAATACAAATGGTCAATTGGGTGATAATGCAGGTATACATCGATCCGTTCCCGTACAAGGATTAAATAGTACTCAAAATTGGGAAAAAGTTGCTGCCGGAGGATCACATTTTTCCGTAATTAAAAGCGACGGCACATTATGGTCATGGGGGCTTGGAACAAATGGCCAGCTTGGAGATACTCTCCAAGCTGATAGCACTTCTCCCGTACAAGAAATTACTGGATCAACAAACTGGTTGCGTATAGCAGCCGGCCAAGGCCACGTCGCCGCAATAAAAACAGATGGTACGTTATGGTGTTGGGGCCTGAACCAAATGGGCCAACTAGGAAATAACAACGCAATACTACAAAATTCTCCGGTAATAACAATTGGATCAGCCACTAATTGGCAATCAGTTTCGGCAGGTGGGTTGACAACTGCCGCAATTAAAACTGATGGCACCCTATGGACCTGGGGACATAATAATTACGGTCAATTAGGTAATAATACAGAAGGTCTTGCCGCGCGGAAATCATCCCCAGTACAAACTATTGCCGGCGGAACCAATTGGACCAAAGTTTCCGTGAGTGGTAGTCATGTTTTAGCACTTAAAACAGATGGTACATTGTGGGCATGGGGAAGAAATTCTCTAGCCGCTTTAGGCGATGGTGGTGTAATTAATAAATCCTCCCCAATACAAACTTCTGCTGGCGGAACTACCTGGTCTCAAGTATCTGCAGGCTATAATCTTTCTGCAGGTATTAAAACAGATGGCACATTATGGACTTGGGGAATGAACGGAAAAGGCCAATGTGGGGATGGTACTAATGGTAGTACCTCGGTTTTCAATCCGGCACAAACTATATCAGGCGGAACTAATTGGTCTAAAATAGCAATTAATACTGGCGTAATTTCTAACAACACAAATTTTGGGGCGATGTCTGCAGTTAAAACAAATGGTACTCTATGGGCATGGGGAGATAATAGTTTTGGGCAACTTGGAGATAATACTATTATACATAGATCATCTCCAATACAAACTGTTGCTGGCGGAACAAATTGGATAGATGTAGCAATAGGTCAAGCTTCACTTTTAGGTAGTCGTTCATTAACCTACGCGGAATAAAAAATGATAATCAATAATGTAAACATCGATTTCGGGGCAATGAACATAGGGATGAAAGATCCCAAGCCGCCGAACGGTGGAGCAGTGTGGGTGTGGGGACTTAATAATTTTGGAGTTTTGGCTACAGGAACGAGCGGAGATAAGTATTCATCTCCAATACAAACTATAGCAGGTGGAATCAATTGGAGACAAGTTTCTTTAGGTACTGATAATAGTGCCGCAATTAAAAACGATGGTACCTTGTGGACATGGGGACTTAATAATTTAGGAGCACTTGGTGATAATACTAATATCAATAAATTATCTCCTGTGCAAACAATAGCAGGCGGAAACAATTGGTCAAAAGTTTCCGCAGGATCAGGATTTGCTGCAGCAATTAAAACAGATGGAACATTATGGGCATGGGGGTGGAATGGTAGTGGGCAACTTGGAGACAATACTAATATTGTTAAATCATCTCCAGTACAAACAATAGCTAACGGAACTAATTGGGCACAGATTTCATGTGGAGCGTTTAGTTCTTGCGCAATTAAAACAGATGGTACATTATGGACTTGGGGTGCTAGTAATAATGGACAATTGGGAGATAATACCACAATTAGTAAATCAAGTCCCGTACAAACAGTTGCAAGTGGAACCAATTGGAAACAAGTCGCAAATGGTTACTTTGTAACAGCTGTAAAAACAGATGGAACACTATGGACATGGGGCAATAATGCATATGGTAGTCTAGGAGATAATACCACAATTAGTAGATCAAGTCCAGTACAAACAGTTGCAAGTGGAACTAATTGGAATACCGTACCTTTGAATAATCCTTTAACAGGCGATACTTTTGGTTATGTTACCGGAGGAATTAAAACAGATGGCACGTTATGGCTATGGGGAAGAAATATATATGGAACTATAGGAGATAATACTACAATTGCAAAATCATCTCCTGTACAAACTATTGCAGGCGGAACTAATTGGGCAAATGTATCGTTAGGGCCTGCTGCAGCTGCAATAAAAAATGACGGTACCCTATGGATGTGGGGAGCAAATCAAAATGGTAGTAATGAAGGTCGACTAGGAGATAACACTGTAATTAATAGACTTTCTCCAGTACAAACTATAGCTGGCGGAACTGATTGGGCACAAGTTGGAGTTGGTACTTCTGGTGTGATAGCGTTAAGAACCATAATATTTCCGGGATAAAAACATGACAATACAACAACTAATTGAAATTATATTTTATGCGTGGCTGATTTGGAATGCTGTTGCATTTGTTCGAGCAGTTTTTATTGCAAAAGACAATTTGGCTCAGTATAAAATAATGAAACCCATGACAGATGAATTGAGTCAGCTTGATTGCAAAGTCGAGCATCATGGCAATCAGATGTACCTGTGGACGCTTGAAACTGAGACGTTTCTAGCTCAAGGCAAAGACTTGTCTGAGATCAAAGAAAAGTTAAAAGCCTCAATGCCCAACATAGTATTGGTCATTAGAGAAACTGATAGAGACTTAGAGCCCGTGTAAGCCATATTCTAATTGGGCTGCAATGGCGCCAATAGAAACAGCAACTACCAATAGATAAGCCAGTGCGTCTTTAATCCCAGTTGACATGATCAGCAACTCGGCTTTTTGTTTCCATGATTTTAAAATATTCTTGTCTTGATAATTCATTGTTGTAATTTATAGGTACCTGCAACTGCAATATTGCATAGTGTAATAGTTTATTCATAATACGTTTGGACATTGCATCCATTACCGTATCAATATCCACATCATTTGCCAATGCTTTGTAAGCGTGACCTCTCTCGAACATTCTAACACGTTCTGCCCAGGCCTCAAAAGTCTCACCGTCTTTGATTTTCATTTGAATAATGATAAAGATGCAAGTTTATTTTCCATGTATGAAATTTTTGATACTATGCTATCGAATGCTTCGCATGTACTACCCACACCCGCAATGCCCACAGTATGTTGCAATAACACCTCAGCATCAATTCGTAACTGTTCAATATCTGCCCTATATCGTGCCGCGGTTGCATCGATAATTTGATTTCTAAAACTCATTGTTTGTTCTTTCTCTTCAAGTGAGTATATTCTCTTTTTAACCACCATTTGTATTTATTCCAGTATTCATCCATTGATATTTGTTGTTCTTTGTATATGAGTCGCTCTTCTAGGTTATCATGCCATAGATTAGCAACCCATAGTCTAAATGAAGATTGTTTCATATTAGAGACCTTATATTGTAGATAATATTATCTCGATTATATATTCTTTTTGTCAAGTTGTCAAGCACTTTTTTAGCAGAAATGTCAATCTTTTTGACTAAAAAGGCTTGACAAGATGTGCATTTGCACATATAATTATGACATGATGAAAAGAAAATTTGTGCAAATCAAAAGAACCCATAAAGCCAAAAGGGTTATTGCTTGTGCAAATGTTCAAAAGCAATTATAATATACTTATAGCAAACACAAACAGGAGTTAGTATGCGTGTAAAAGTAGCGTTTAACAAAGCAAAGAATCGTTTCGAAGGTTTCGTAGATGGTAAGATGGTCTCAAGATCACGTCACGAATCATATGTGCGCGATCAGATTGCTAAGTTGGGCTTACAAGTTGAGTTGACTACAGGTGCAGTAAACACGCACCCTAAAGTTGACGAGTTTGGTATCAACAAGCGTTTTGAGTTTGTTGGCCAGATGGTCACAATGGTTGCTAAGAAAACAATCGCATCGGCAATTATCACAGGTCAGGGCGGCCTGGGTAAGACACATACTGTTTTGAAATCACTCAAAGCACAGAACTTGATTGACACCACAGATTTGACAGAGTACGAAGAAGGTACTCGCATTAATAGTGCAAAGAGTTTTCGCATTGTAAAAGGTTACAGTACTGCTAAAGGTCTGTATCGCACATTGTTCGAAGGCAACGGCCAAGTGTTAGTGTTTGACGACTGCGATAGCGTGCTCAAAGACCCAGTTGCTCTTAACTTGCTTAAGGGTGCTTTAGATTCATATGGCGATCGTTGGATCAACTGGAATGCAGACATGAAAGATGACGATCTGCCCCGCAGTTTCAAGTTTACAGGTAGCATTGTGTTTATCAGCAACATGGATCTTGATCGTGTAGACCAAGCTGTTAAGTCTCGTGCTATGTGCGTTGACCTGAGCATGACACAGGCACAAAAGATCGAGCGCATGGAAGTGTTGATTAACGATGCAGAGTTTATGCCAGAGTTTGCAACATCACATAAAGCTGATGCAATTGCATTCATCAAGACAATTGGTAATAGCATTGAGAACTTGAGTTTGCGTTCGTTGATCTCTACTACCAAGATTCGTGCTGAAGGTGGCGATTGGAAAGAGTTGGCTAAATATGTTTTGACACAAGGAGCCTAATATGAAAAAGAGAGATAGAAATAATCTTATGTTTTTGTTGACAGCTGATGACAAGACATTTGATGAGTGGTTTAATAACTGTACTCAAGACGATATCGATTATGCAAATGAATTACTAGCTATGCATAGACGAGAACGAGATCGCCTTCTATTAGAAAATTTAGATGGTGTTCGTGATTTCCCAGCAGCACGAAGTGTGCTAGAAAAATTTACATTAAAAGGAATTAAAAATGGTAAGCAAGATTCAAACTAAAGATACTACCGATATTAAATTTGATATTGGCCAGAAGCTGGCAAAAGTCAACGATAATTGTACTGTTAACTTCTATGATAATGGTTACATGATTGAGATTAGTGGCCGAGATTATGCTGATGATTGGGCAACAGTTAAAATGATTGTGAATTCTCTTGAAGAATTGCACGATGTATTGGCACAAATTAGCACGATGGCAAGAGATTGAACTTAAAAGATTATTTTGAATCTATCAGATACTTTGGTAAATATCAATTAGGTGATAGAGTTACTGGAGTGTACAAAGGTGTTAGATGGGTTGGATCTGTTGGTAATGATCGTATTATCAACGAACAGCAAGGACCCACTGTAACTATTCATCTTGATTTACCTTTCAAGATTAAAGATGAGATACATAAGCATATACTTATTGTCAAGCCCAAAGATATTAAACGATTAACTAATTATGACGATTAATAGAGAATTAGTATTAAACACTAAAGATTGTGTTTATCATCCCATTGCCAAACGATTAACTATCTCTACAGAGAAAATAGCTGGCTCGATTATCTTTCCTAATACAGTATATGTCAAATCACATCATACCGATAAACAGGTGATATTCAAACCGATTAAGCCATACCATAAAGATTTTGACCAAGATCAATGGGATGGAGAACAGCAAATATATGAACCAATGGATGCTGGAGTTAATGTTAAAACTCTGGTAATATATCGAGGGGAATAATCAGTGTTGCATTATAACATCGTTCAAGTGTTCTGTCAAGCGTTTTATAGTACCCATACAAGTTGCTAGGGAATGCTTGACGTATTGTCCAAAATGTGCTATAATAGAGTCATAGCAAGAAGGAAATATATGAAATTAGTAATATCAACTCAAGTATACGAAAATTATGGTGCTCACGATTGGGATGGTACTGGCGAGTGTCCTCAATACTGGAAAGCCAAAGGCGGTAGCGATTACGTTATCAAGCGTTTCAAAGGTGGCGATGAGGAAGCTGTCAAAGCAATCTTTTGTTTACGCCCTCAGATCGAGAGCGATGACGAGTTTTATCGTGAGTATATCTTGGCTTGGAACATTGTGGGCGACGACTACTTGACAGAGTTCGAGCAATCACAGCTTGACTATGAGGGTAAGATTCGTTACCCTGCAAAAGAGTTGGCTTGGTAAGGAAAAAATATGCGTACAAAGACATTGGTTGATGGTTTGAAGAACTCGCAAAAGATCCGAGTTATTATAGATGGCTTTGGAATCTATACTACGGTGGGTAATATATTCAATGTATATGCTCATCACAGCTTAAAGCAGGCAGCATGGGATGGGTTGTTGCGTTTGAGTAGCGATCGCTATTTTGCTAAAAGAGCAAACAAAGAATTACCCACGATGGTTAGCATGAAGAGTATGAATACTACTCAGATTGCTAAGCAAGTACAAATTGATTTGATTTAAGGAATAGATATGCCTAATTGGTGCAGTAATACAGTTCGCCTCACTCATAAAGATCCAGCTATGATTATTCGAGCGCACAACGCTTTGACTGAAGGCAAATTCTTTAATGAGTTTGTTCCAGTACCGAAAGGATTATCTGAATCAATTGCATCATCGGAGAAAGATGAAGAATTGATAAAGTCAAACATCGAGAAGTTTGGTTACGCATCCTGGTATGATTTTTGCGTAAATGAATGGGGAACCAAATGGGATACAGAATGCCATAGCGTCGATATCTATGAAGAGCATCCTGACACACTCGAGGCAGTATTTGATACAGCCTGGGCACCACCAATTGCTTTTTATGAAAAGCTAGAACGCATGGGATTTGAGGTTGAGGCAAAATACTATGAATCAGGTATGTGTTTTGCTGGAATGTATTCTAATGGTTCAGACGATTACTACGAACTCGGCACCATGTCAGCAGAAGATGTCGAGCGCACTATTCCCGAAGAGCTAGATGCGGAGTTTGGTATTAGTGACAACATGTATCAGTACGAAACTGACAATCCCGAGGAGTGATTTGATATGGAAAAAGTAATTAGAGACGGCAGAGTTGCTGTACTGGTATCGCCAGGTTTCGGTGCAGGTTGGTCTACTTGGAATAGGGATGTGCCAGAATTGCTATTTGACCCAGCTATTGTTCAAATGGTTGGCGATGGTACAAGGCCTGATACAATTGAATTGTATTGCGAGGCCAAGTATCCCAACCAGTATTTTGGTGGAGCTAGCGATCTCACAGTAGTGTGGGTACCAGTTGGTACAGAATTTATCATAGATGAGTATGATGGTGCGGAATCTATCATATTCAAAAACCAAGAACAATGGATAACAGCATGAATGAAAATATAAAAAGAATAATGGAAAAGGCCGACATGCCCATGTGGCAAGATGAGGCATGGGGACCTGGACCAGGACATGTGGATTGGCAAGGAGTAGACAACAAATGCTTTGAAGTCTTTTTGCATCACTTGATCAATGAAGCCGTAGGTGTTGTTGCCAATGCCAGCACATCATCTGCATTCACGACATTTGATGAGAATGTCGTTATAGCTGCGCTGGCTAATGCACGCAAAGATATCAAGAAACACTTCGGTGTCAAGTAGTGCATTATAACATCGTTCAAGTGACTTGTCAATACCCCAGAAGTCTGAAGGGTTATTGCTTGTGCTTTTGGTCCGAATGTGCTATAATTACAGCATGAGAAAGAAAAGATCAGACAGACGCCATATCGTTTACATGCTGCAAAATGTAGCAACCGGAGATTTCTACATTGGAATCACTCAGGGTTTTCGCAAGCAGGATCTCAAAATCCGCGTACAAAAGCATATCAGACGGGCATTGACTGAGCACAAGTCCTGGACGCTATGCGACGCTATCAGGTCCTACGGGGTCTCAGCGTTTGTTGCACAGCAACTTGCCATAGTCAAGGGCAAGGCTCCTGCTCATGCTCTAGAACGTGAATTAATTGGTGAGTACTCACCAACATTGAACTCGCAGTAACCCTAGCGATCAACGGGTTATTGCTTGACAGGTTGACCAAAATGTGCTATAATTGAGGCATAGTAAAAAGGAAATAGAATGAAAAAAGAAAACACAATTTTAGTCGAGCTAAATAATGCTCAAATTCAAATGCTTTTAAGT